TTTTTTCATTTAAAAAGGTAAGTCATCGTTTGGAACAATGCGTTTCTCTGTCGGCTTGTTTGCCACTTGTACTGCCTCCCTTTGGTAAACTTCCAAATAATGAGTTGCCTTGCCTTCAACCTTTTCTTGCTTTTCCTTTACCGATGAGTTGACCCATTCAGTATCGTTGTCGTTCATAAACTTTAACAAGGTTTCCAAGTCTTTTCTTGACTGGCTAATGGTCCACATATCGCCATATTTTGTAATAATAATTTTTGCGTTTCCGCCGTAAATCTTGCTCATAGTTTTATTTGTTTAAGTTATTTAAATATTTTGCCCACTGTGTAGCCATTGCCAAAGCTATTCCAGCAAATGTTTTTGATCTTATTTTTGCCCTATTTTTTGAAGGGGGTAAATTATACCATTTAGGTAACCTTTTGCCTCCTTTTGTAATGTGAAATTCTCCTTTGTCTAAAATTTCACCAAATAAAGGAGCGTCTCCAAAATTAGTAGATTTTAATTTAGGTAAATTTTTTAGCCATAAACAAGTTGGTTTTCTTGCGGGGTCTCCAAAATCAAATGGATTAATTATTTGGTCAGGCTTTCTGTAAAAACTTGACATTACTCCAATCGGATTTTCAATTGCTATAAAAGGAATTGGAGCATTAACTAACTGCATAAAAAACTCAATGCTTTTTTGCTGGCGTCCGTCCTTTCTTTTTTGTTCAAAGTGTTTTGCTCCTGACATTGCTAAATCGGTGCAAGGCGGAAAAGCAACCATACAATCCCAGCCTTTATTTAAAACATTTAAAATATCGCCTTTTATATGCCATTCAGGATGTGCTCCTGATTGCTCCAAAATGTCACAGGAATAAGCCTCAAATCCAAGTTTTCTAAATTCAATTGTTACCGCTTGGCTTTCTTCGCAAGCAATTAATATTCTCATATTAATTGATCTAAATTTTTATTGTCCTTAATTGCCTGTAAAATAAATAATTTCCAAATCTTATTCTTTGTCTTGGCTCCAACTGTTGACTCCTCAACGTACCTGGTTGTCAACCGCAATTCCCTTCTAACGTCGCTTTCTATTTCTTCAACGTTAAACTCCCAAGGTTTTAAAATTCCTTTTTCTTGCAATCTGTTAAACCAGTATATGCCCCAGTCGGCTATGTGCTTACAATGTCCAGTTTCTTTTGCGTTTTGGTAATTGTCTCTAAAGGTTTGGCGTCCAATTTCTTTCCAATGCTCAATTTCTTCGTCGCTATATTGTTTTTCCTGGTTGTTTAAAGCCTGTATTTCTTGGACGATTTGGCTTTGGTGGTGCGCATAGTATTGGTTTATCCAAACGCTCACCGTCTTCTCGTTAACGTGGTAAAAATCGCCGTACTGGCCCCTCATTCCAGCATGTAAAATGTAATTAACTCGGTCCTCGGTGATCCAGCCATAAGAGCTAAATAACTTGCTAAGGCAATCCAGCAATTCCGTTGCCTCTTCTTTTTTGTATTCCTTAAATTGTTTAAGTCCGCAAACAAACTCCATTTTTCGGAGGTGCGTTAATATTGTCTCATTCATTTTTTAGTTGTTTTTGTTTTTGTAAATCCTCATAAATTTCGTCAAATATGTTTTTCCCTTTGCTTTCTTTTTTTGGAACTGGGTTGCCTCTTTTAACCCAATTAAAGAAATGCTCTTTGGCAAGCTTTTCATTTTCTTTATACTCAGCTTTAAAAATACATTCTTGGCGAAAGGTATTTAAATGGTCTTGAACTTCTTTTAAATCTGCCTTCCAAGTTATCGCTAATCCTTCAAGCCAAATCTTATTATTCCATAATTGACGAAAAATCGTATTATGTGAATCCTCATTTACTTTACTTTCTTTTTCTTTAATTTCTTTTATTTCTTTTCCTTTACTTTCTTTTAATTGCATTGCATCCGCATTGCGATCGTTATGCGATGGCAATGCGTTCGCATCGTAATCCTTATTCCAGCGTTTCTTGGCCGATTCTCTAGCCTTTTCGGAACGCTCTTCTTTTAATTCCATACGCTTTAAAAGGCTTTCAGACCAAAAAAACTCCTCGTCAATTTCAAATAAATTAAAATCGTTTATTAAATTCCTAATATTAAACTCTTGCGATTGCAATGCGAACGCAATGCTTGAGTAATGCTTTCGCATCCTAAAATCCTTTTCATTCCTGAGCATTTCAATTACGGCCCAAAAAAGACCGTAACCCTCCCAACCCATTTCCATCCGTAGTTGTAAAATCTTTGGATCATCTTTCGCGTTTGAATCGTGCGAAAAGTAATAAGCTTCTTTTTTCATTGTAAATAAAAAAGCCCAACAGGTGAGAGTCTGTCGGGCGGTTAGGTATTAACCTAGGGAATTATTCTTGCCTCTCACCTCAGGAATAATTCGATACACAAATATAAACCTTTTTGATTTATCCAACTAGGCAACGCCTTTTTAGGTGAAAATAAATGCAAGCATAAGAGCGGCCCATTTCTTGAGCAATTACCTTAATTTGCTTTCGGTCTTGCCAAGCGTCAAAGATTAACTCTTTGTCGTATTCCGTTAGGTTGCGGCCTCTCATGGTTTAAGGAAATAGCGTGCAACTCTTTTACCATTTTCTAGCGTAACCATGTCGGTCACGATGTCTAAACCCTTGTCTCTAAGGTATGCAATCCTAGCCGCCAGTCTAAAGCATCCAAACTGGGTCAAAGCCTCCAGCTGCGTTATGGAATAGCCGTTTAAAAGCCAGCCTCTAATTAGCGCGTTTTGTGAGTCGGTGCCTATCATAAAGAATCAATAAAAGCCATGCAAGCGTCGAATTGTTTGGTAAATTGTTCTTTGGTTATTTCAACAATATTTTGGTCTTGTACATAAATGTAAAGATGCTCCACAAACTTTACTTGAATTTCAGGATAAATGGTCAAGGCTTCCATTTGCTCTTTAGTAGTACCGTAAAACGATACCACGACGTAAGTTTTATCGCTTACAATTTTATAATACTGCGACTGGTTAATCCTAAAATATTGAGGTACAACGGTTGTGCCTTCAACAATTTTTGAGGTTTTTAAAATTAAGTGTTTCATTTTTTTTTTGGATTTGGTGTTTACAATAATTTTAAGCCAAGCATATAACCCAGCGCAAAGATTGGCGACAAAGCCAGGACTGTGTAAATAATTTTTCCGATTACTTTAACTGCTTTTTTCATTGGTGTTTGTTTAAATGTTTAACAAATATTAAAAGAATCTTAGAAATAAAAAAGAATTTATATTTTTTTCTCAATCATGTTTTTAGCCTGGGCAACGTCTAGCAACTTTTTAACCTTGCGAAATTCTATGTTTTGATCCTCTGCTATTTCTCGGCAATCATAGCCATAAGTTGCCAAAGTTAATATGCGACTAATTTGGTAGTCGGTCAGGATTTGAAAAATATTTTCGTCCATCAACTTTCGAGGGTAAAGCTCGTGCAACCTCATTTTAGTATAAAGCAAATACCCTACTTTTTGCTGATCTAGTCCTACAAGCTTTGCAATTTTCTTGCGAGTTAACCCTTCCAAGTAAAGCGTTTTAATTTGTTGCATTATCGCATCAAGTTCCATAGTCTTTCGAATGTTTCGTTAAAGGAAATTTTTTCTTTGTCGTATGTGGAGGCGACACCTTTTGGCGCCAAGTCTCCTGGGCGTTGTATAAACTTGCCTAAGTATAAGTATGGTTTCATTTGTTTTGGTAGGTTTCTTTGTAGTACTGTTCTCCTGTTAACCAATATTCATAATTGCCAGCGGTTTGAGTTTTTTTTAATTGCTTACCGTGGGCCTCAATTATTTGCTCCTTCTCAATTTCAAGTAAAAGATATAATCCTCTTTCAATTTGTTGCAGATGATGGGCACTATGCTTGCCCATTAAAGTTTCGTCTATTATTTCTATCCTATTTCTAACCATTAAAATGGCTTGATTAATTGCCGTCTGTTTCATTTTATTTGCAAATTAAAGTTTTCGATTATTCTAGCGCCAATAATATTTTCGCCGCGCTTTATGGCTTCTTTGATTGCTACCTTGTCAGCGGTTACCACGTTTTTAATGTTGACAAACTGGCTAGGCAAAGCCTCCACAATGTCAACCTCGACCGACTCGCTACGGCGTAAACTAAGCTTGAATAAAGGACTTTCTATCTTGTCGATTGTACTTACTAGCATTGCCTCCCTAAGTGCGTCCTTTAGCCTTGTAACCGCTCGGTCCTTACTGTCCTTCATTGCCTTTAACCTTTTTATTTCTTGGTCGATTGCGTCGCTATCGCTTTGAATATTTGCGATTACCTTGGCATAGTTTCCAGCCTTTGCCTGGAGTTGGTCCTGGTTAATTACCAGCATTTGCTCTAGTTCAGGCGTTAGCTCTTCGGTTTCTAAAAGAAAAGCTAACTCTTGGGCGTCTCTTGTTATTTCGTAAAGATTCATAGTTGTATAGGTTAGTTTAAATTAATCCGTCTAAAGTGTCCTTTTGATCCTGGGTAAATTCGTATTTAGTTATCGCCTCTTTGGCTTGCTTTTGTTGGGCGTCCGTTCCGTTTAAATATTTAACTATAAAAGCAAATTGCTCCTCTGTTGGCTTTGGCTTTACAACCGCTGCAACCTTTGGCGCGTGGTCGTTTGTCGAGTCGGGGTCCTTTGTATCGTCGATTAAAAACAAGCCATTTAAAGCGTACTTTCTAGCGTAACTAGACGACGATCCAAACGACTGGGCCACGTCCATACCTTTTCGGTTAATGTCGATGCCAGCCTGGGCCGTAACCGCTCGGCCCTCCATGTCCTTTTGTATGCTGGCGGTTGCCTCAATAAAAACAATGCCGCCAACTTCTTTAACCTCGTCCTCAATTATTAAGGTACATTCGTATTTTAAAAGCAACGGTTTGACGGCCTCAAGTATATCCTCGACGGACCTATACTTGTATTTTCCAAAGGCGTTAAACTGATTTTTTGGAGCTTTTAACTCCGATTGGATTGCGATTAACTCTCTCATAGGTGTTTGTTGTTTAAAGGTTGCGTTCAATTTCAATTTCTAATTCTAGCATAATGCTTGCCGTTGGGATTGCCTCAATTACTTCGTCAGTTGACGGGTTAAAATAAAATAAGCTCGAGGTATGCTGAATTAAAATTTCTGTCTCGCCATAGCCTGGCGCAAATTCGCTCTCGTCCTCGCCGCAGTTGGTAACCGTGTAGTCGCCTTGCCAAACGTATTCAAAGCCTTCGTAAATAAAATTTACTTGCTTGTCGTAATGTGATTCGGTGTCGTAATTCATAGGGTTTTGTTATTGTTTAGGTGAATGAATACCCGAAATTATTACTTATTTCTATGATTCCAAACAATTTCTAAAAATACTTTTAACAAAAGGCAATCTTTTGTTTTAGTCTTAATTTTTATGCTTTTATCTTGCGGCATGAATGAGGATCAAATAATTAATCCGTTTGGTTACGGCATAGCATCCAAGGTGCTAGACGAAAACCGAAAGCCTGTCGATTGGTGGATGCAATATTTGGAGTTTAACCAGGCGGTCGAAGAAAACGAATTTTACGTTTTGTTTGCCGATGGTATGCTAGTAAAAAAAGGACGATCTAAATACAAAAGTAGCCAATACACGTTTGGCGACGATTACAAATCATTTGCTCAATTTTATGACGAGAAAAAGACTTTTAAGAATGACTCCAACGCTGGTTGGTATTGGATTGCTCATGGCATTATTGATAAAGATTTGCCTTTAAAGTAAACTAGAGTTTACAAAAAGGTAAATAATGTAAGATATACTACGCATTAACGGCTATTTTTATACGCAATGCCGTATAAGTCGGACAAAAGTGCAATTAAACGCCTAAATACATACAATAATGAGTCCTGATATCACCATGTGCCCAGGGACAAATTGTCCCCACAAAGAAAGTTGTTACCGCTTTACTGCAAAGCCTAGCGATTATATGCAATCATTTTTTATTAATTCACCAATTAAGGACGGCAAATGTGAAATGTACTGGGGAGAAAATGCGCAAAGCGTTTGGAGCCAGCTTCAAGAAATCGTAAAACCTAAATAGGGCAAATTTGCCATAATTAGGAAAAATTCATGCAATAGTTCAGATTTATTGTTTGTTCACAAAACGTGAACGCTGCCAAATGTCTCCATTTTGTCTACATTTGGTAACAAATATTGGCGATTTTTGGGACGAATTTATGTAAAAAGGTGACAAGCAATTCGGATTTTTACCGAATAACAACCTATAAGTTTACAAATTGGGAACTTTTATAAACCTTTAGAATAATTTTTTACTTACACTTACTGTATGTAATTTTTCCAAAGGCTGGAATTGATATTGAAAAATGTAATTGTTGTCCAAATAGGAAACTTTTGCGCCTGGTTGTAACAAAGAGTTAACCGATGCGCCCAAATATATTCCTTTGCTCTTCTTAATTATTGTTTCCGTTTTTGTTTCGGTTATTGTATTAGTCACGACTGGTATTTTAAAATCGGTTGTTGCGGTCATTTTTAGGACCTCTCCCAAGACTTCGCCGCTCACTTTGGTACTTCCATACTCAAAAGGAAAAGACGCCGTAAACGCGCTTATTTTAGGCTTAAAATTAATTAGTACTGTATCCCTTAAAAACTCGGTTTTTATTTTTGTTTTAGGGACGTATACTGTTTCCTTTACCTCGACAATCAAAGTGTCCGTTTTTGTCACGGTTTCAAATTTATAAACCGTCTCGCTTTCAGTCTTTGGCAAAAATATATAAGCCACAATTATACCAGCAATAAAAGCCAGCAATGCTATTTTAATTTTTTGGTTGTCGGTCGAGAACTCCATTATTGTTCAATAAATAAATTGTCCTGTTCTAATATTTTTCGTAACTCTTCGCGGCACCATTTATAAGCCTGGTAAGTTTCGTCAGATAATTCTTTGTACTTCATTTCGGATCGTAGCAATTGGTCAAAGTCCCAAATGCAACTTTTATAATTTTCGCCGTTAATGGCTGCCTGGAAATCGCTATTTTCCTCGGGTAAATAGTATTCAAGTATTGCTTTCATAACGGAAATTTACAACTGTCAACTAGCATTTCAAAATTATCGCCTTTAGGCGTTCTTATTCTTAGACCGTCCAAGGTTAAGATTCTTCCGCCTGTTGGTTTTACTGGGGCGCCACGTTCAACGTGCCAACCTCCAAAGCCGTCCTCGTATTCTTCTTTGTAGGCGCCAGTTATTGCCAGGTGAATTTGTTTTTGTACTAACTCATGGCAATGTTTACCAGGGTTATAAAATACGCAATCCCGTACATCGTTACGGCTGGCGTTTTCATGTATGTGGCCCATTACAAAAATGTCCATATTTTCGTAGGTTTCTAGCGCCCGAGTTAAGTTAATTGCTCCCTTTGTAACAACGCCACCGCCTCCACTACCGTGGAAATATTTTAAATTTTTTGACATATAGGTGTTGCCCTCCATGTGTTTTTTAATAACAAGCCAGCCTCCATATCCGCCAGTATAAACGCTGGTTTTATTGGTGTAGTTTAACAAGTCGACAAACCTTTGCAAAGGATCAGTTTCTAGGTTTTTTATAATTCCAGTCTCGTGGTTTCCGTAACCAATAACCGTAAGCAAATGAGCGTAAGGTGTCCACCAGTTTACCGCGTCCTCAATTACGGCGTCTATGTAATTGGCTTTATTATGCTCGGGTAAAATATCCTTTTTGCTTCGCCTCGGATCGTACTTACCTTGCATTAAACAAAAGAAATCGCCGTTAATAAAAATTGGCATTTGTTGTTCTTTGCAGTAGTCTAAATGCCGCTTTAATTTGTCTCGGTCACATTTGGGATTGTCCCAATGAATGTCCGACAATAAAGCAATTTTGGACTCCGTTTTGTCAAGGCTTATTTGGTGTAAGTTTCTCGACATTTTTTTGATTTCCATCAAATTTTTAAATAGGTTGTTTTGCCTCCCGACCGAACGGCCTTTAGCTTTTGCTTTCTATTTCCTGTTTTTGCATAGCTAACGTGAACCCAGTCAGGATTAAAATCCGTTCCAAACTCCCATATTAGCTGGTCAAAATCTAACTTGTTTTTTATGTAATCAAAAACCATCCTGTTGGTAACCTCGCCGTTGCTGCCGTCCATGTCAATATCAATGGCTTGGCCTTTGCAATGCTGGGAGGTCGCGCTTCCTTTTATAAAATCATTTAAAGCCTTGGAACGGTAACCGCTAGAAATAAAAATAGGCGTTTTAAAATGCTCCCTTATTGGCTCAAAAACTTTGTCCGCTAGTAACTTAAAATTTTCCAAATGCTCGGCGGTTGGCGTGTTGTCAATGCCTTGGCGCTTGGCCGTGTCGCTCCTGGTAATTTCTGCTAAATTTAGGTTAGGACTGATTTTCATTTTTGTCGGTTGGTTTTTTAAATATCTTTTCGGCTGCCGTTATACCTAAAGCGGCCGCACTTAATGCAGCCACCGAATAAACAAGAGCGTCGTTAGGATTAAAATACAAGGTCCAACAAAGAGCAATTGCAGTTAGGACACCAACAAGCCTTTTGCTCGATGCTTGTCCATGCTCGGAAAGGAATCCTTTTGCCCATGTAAAAAACTTTGTCATCTGCCTTGCCCTCTGTATTTTTTAGGTTTGTTTAATGATTTGGAATAGGCTTTTTTTGCTTTGCCGTTTCGCCTTGTCCCAAAGGTTATTTTTATTGCGCTGGTCGATGCTTTAGCCTTTGCCATTATCTTTAAGCTTCTTGATTTCGTTTCTGATTTTATAAACCAAATAAACAATTGATAAAATTGAAATTACCGAGGTAAAAACTACGTTTATCATTTGTAAACCAGCCATTGCCGTGACATTTGCAAAGATTGCCAGGAACGTTGAGGGAACCCCTAACTCATCGCTTTTCAATAAATTCATTTTTAATAATTGCTTTTCGTTTATCAAAAATAAGGCATTTTAAAGCAAATAAAAAAGGGCTAAAATTTAGCCCTTATATTACCATTACTTTTCCTTTAAAGCCTCGTAAAGCGGCCCTAAAACAAGCACAGTGAAGCCTTTGGCCTTTACCTTTTCCTTTACTAAATCAGCGTCCGATTTGCTTAGTTCAATGTCTCCCTCGGAATAGTAAATTTTCTTGGCTAGCTCGTAAAGTCTTATCGGGTCTTCTTTTTCTTCGGCTGAAAACAAAGCGTTTCCGACCATTTTAGACAAGTACATAAACTCGCCGTTTTCGCTTGTAATTTTGTTGCCTTCGATGTCTTGCAAGGCAATTGCTAGGTTTACAATCATGTTGTTTCAATAAGTGTTAAGTTTAATTTTTCGGCAATATAGGTAAACGCATAATTATTGTCTCCGTCCCAAGCCAAATAATTTTCTCCGCTAATTGTTTGGTTTCCCTCGGCAACTACTTGACCAATTACCAAAGGCATTGCCTCTGTTCCTTCACCGCTAGTATTTAGCGAATAGTAAAATTCGCAATAGGTTTGCAAATCGTCACGAATAATATACACGTTTAGCAAATTAGCCTTTAATTGCTCACCGTTTTTCCAGGCTTGAATAGGTACAATTTTTCTCATTTGTATTTTTGTTTAAAGTTATGCAATCATTAAAACGCCAGCTAAATTATAAACGTCACCGCTAGATAATCCAACTGCCGAGGTTGGCAAACCTACAATTCGTAATTTACTTGCTCCGCTTGTTGTTGTGTTAATTAATACGTTGCCGCCTGTCACCGTTAAAACAGGTACAGATGAATTTGTTAAATGAATATTTCCACTTTCTGCTCTTAATATTAATGAATCTAATAAAGTACCTGTTGCATATCCACCTGCTGCACCTGCTATAGCTAAATACGCTTTAATTACTGAAGATTTTGAAAGCACTACTTCTGGATATGTTCCAGCGTTTACTTGAATACCATCTTGAGTTGAAGTTGAAAATACAACTAATTTTTGCAAAGGAGTAGCTGTGCCAATGCCTACGTTGCCGTTGGTTAAAACTAGGTTATTTGAATAAGTTGTTGCGTTATTGACAACATCAAAAATGTGCTTTACCAAACCTAATGAAACATCTTGGCGAAGCCTTAAAGAAAAGTCAGGGTTGGCCAAATTATAAGACCATCTTTGAACCTCAGCACTTGCGTCATTTCCGCTACTTACTTCTAGCCTAGTAGCAGGCGTAGCCGTGCCGATGCCTACGTTGCCGCCAGCGGTTAGGGTCATCGCTTGGGTAAAGGTTATAGCATTGCCAGCAGTTCCGCTTGGGGCGGTATTCCAAGCATAGTTTCCACCGCTTGTTTGCGTAATCATAGTGGCTGGATATGAAGAAACTTTATAAATCCAATTTGAGCCGTTATAAAAAGCGTTATTTGTTATATAACCATTTGGAATTGCTAATGCCGTAAATGAACCAAAAGAAACCCCATTTCCTAATTCTAATGCAGTAATTGAACTCCACGCGCTAGGTGTTACGCCTAATCCAATTGCATTTGTAGTTTCTTGAAATAAACTATTACCAATCGTGCTTGCCCCTGTAAACTTTGGCAAATAATTAGTCGTTCCTGTTCCCGTTACTGGGTTAGTCAAAAGGTTTTGTTTGCCGTTAAATGTTGTCCAATCGGTACTTGATAACAAGCCATTTTGCGAGCCGCTGGCCGTTGCAATTGCTAAGGTAATTGTTCCGCTTGTTGTCACTGGAGTTGAGCCTATAGTGACGCCGCTAGTCGCTGAGGATAAGCCTACAGAGGTAACCGTTCCAAGGTTGGAGGTTTTATTGTTAAACGTAGTCCAATCCGCCGAGCTTAAAGCGCCTCGATTTGTTGCGCTTGCAGTTGGTAAGTTAAACGTATGGGTATCCGTCGCGCTAGAAATTGCAAAGTCCGTTCCGCTTGTCCCAACCGTTAAATATTGCACTTGGCTAGTAAGTCCGTTTAATGCAGTCAAACCACTTGTAAACGTGGTTATAACTTGGCATAAATGGTTGTTCTCAGTATGTAAAGTGATTGTACGGCCTGAATGCGTAACGTAGTATCGAAGCGCCAACCTATCGGTTAACGCTAGGACTGTCTCAGGAACTGCAAGAGTAGAGAAATAAGGGTTTAGGTTAGTTCCAAACGCGATTAATTCAGGCGCTGAGCTACTTGTTGCAATTAAAGTAAAGGTTGTGCCATTGTATTTATAAAGCTCAACGTAAAAAGACGGCGAGCCTCCATTACTTGACGCGCTAAAATAGGTTTCTAAGTTCCAGTTTCCAGCTGGAATAAGTAGCTTATTAGGGTCGCCAGCATCTGTAATAAATGAGGCAATATATCCGTCAGCGCTTATGGTTATGTCAGTTCCAGCGCCAAATATTGGCGTTTTGTTAAGTTCCTTATAAGCTACGCCACCAATTGTGCCTTGCGAAACAGAACCATTTAAATAATAACTAACCGAAGACCCTCCGCCCGTAGTTGCTGGAAAGTCAGCCAAAGAGCCATCGCCTCTAATGTATTGCCCAACCGTGCCAGCGCCAGTAACGGCCAAAGTTCCAGCCGTTGTAATTGGACTGCCAGCAACGCTAAACGCGGTCGGCATAGTTAACGCAACAGAGGTGACGCTACCAGTTCCGTAAGCCGTAGAATCAACCGAGCCGTTAGCTTTTAAGAATTGCGCGGCCGTTCCGCCAGCCTTGACAAAAGAGCCAGCTTGTATGGTTTGAGCGCCCAAGTTAACCGTAGTTACCGCGCCAGTATAAGGGACATAACCAGCGCTAGAGTTTTCCCATTTAGAGGTTGACGAATTATAAACCAATACTTGGCCGTTTGCTGGCGCCACAATTGTTACGTCGCCCAGCTGGCTTAAATTTATGTCGGTCCTATCTACGTTTTCCCATTTGCTAGTTGTGGAATTGTATTGCAAAATCTGACCATTGGTAAGCGCTGCAATGTCAACGTCGGTTAATCCAGCCAGGCTACTTGGTGAGCCTTGCAAAAGCGTCGCCTTTGTGGTTTGTTTGTTTAAACCGTCTTGCCAAATTAAAACAATGTCATTGTCGCCAACACTTGCCGCAATTGGAAAATCTATAAACCGTCTATTTGCCATATTAATTTATTGGGTAAACGTACGCCGTCGGTACTTGTCCAAAGGTAATTCTTGCCACTCGACTTGCCAAGTCATACTCCCAGCCAATTACTTGCAAACGTACGGTTGAGAATCCAGTATATACTAATTGTGTACCTATATAACCATTTCCAAACGTGTCGCCCTTGCGTCTAAATGAGCCTTCCAGGCGATAACTTAAAGCGTTGTAAATAGTCAAGACATTACGCGCGTAACAATCGCGCAAACGTGGTGAATAGCCACCTAAAAGCGCTTGGTTTTCAAAAGATATGTTTGTTTGCGAATAAGTAATGGTCCCGTTGGCGTTTGTTTGCAAAAGAAAGGTTGAAACCTGGTAATCATTACTATTTGAGTCCTTTAAAAAGACTTGAATTTGTACGTTTGCCTCCTCTGTATAATCGTAATCGTCAAAGGTTACCGTTAAATTTCTTTGTTGGCTAGAAATAGTTGTAACGATTGGCAAAACTTCCGTTCCTGTTGGAATTGTCCCCGACAAACTATTTACCAAAACAAAAGTTGAATCGATAGTAAATCCAGCTGCCGCCACATATTGGCGCTGGTATTGGCCATTAATAACGCCTCCAGTAAAGTCCAAAGTATTGGACCCTAAAGTATCGGTTAATCTGTTTACTTGAGTAACCGCACCGCTTGGCACTTGTATAATTCCAGCCGTCCCAGCCAAAGACTTTTCGACAAATACAATGGCTGGCAAATCGCCTATTTTAAGCCAGTTTTTAGAGGCCGTAATTGCTAGATCGCTAAACCTCAAAGTATCGTCTCTAAGGCTTGTATAATCGCGCGCAGTTTCATAAATCTTTGTTACCTCGGTTGGGTTGCGTCGTCCTTCAAACGTTGGAATTATCTTTGCCGCCGTTACAACCGCGCTGCCAGTAAGTCCAAAATATTTAAGCTCAAGAGACAAAAAGCCAGCAGTTGGCAAAACAAAAGAGGACAGTTTAAATTTTCTTGTATCGTCGTCCCGAGTTGAATAAAAAACAAACGTGTTATATGCCGCGTCCCAGGCCAAAAGATTTAAAGAGCCTACAATGGCCGTGCCTAAGTATCTGCTGGTCCCGTTACTGTCGACGTGTTTTAACGCAATTCCTAATCCGCTAGATGCGGTCGAATAGTTAATGTCAACCTCCAAATCCAAACTTAATCCAGCAAAGTCCAAGAAAATTGGCTTTGATATAATTGGCTGGTCGGTCTCGTCGCCATTGGCCATAAATCTAATATCCCAAGAAACGCCTTGCTCGTCGTCGTACCCAGTTTGAGAAGGAATATTATTTGGGAAAATTTGGATAACTGGCGAGTCGGGATCAGGCGTTATGGTCCAATCAAAAGGTTTATAAGGTCCCTCAAGAAACCAGCTAGATTCGTTTAAGCTTTCGCCGTTTGTTATTATTGACTGACCCAAACCGCCTTGTTTAACGGTTAGCTTTTTAATTGGCCTTTGGTATTGCAAAAGCTGGTCCCCTCCAACAGGAATCCATGTTGTGTTGGCCGCGTCTTGGTCCCCAATTATTTCAGTTCTTGATGAATTAAATAATAGATAATTTATTCTGTTTGTTCCACCACTTCCAACCGAAACAAATGTATTTTCTCCAAATGCTACACCTTTAAAATTTGACGTATTTGGCGGCGTGTCGGCCGTCCAATTTATTCCGTCAATAGAATATAAGTATTTTATTTCTGTGTCCGTAACGGCCATAAAATACCCATTTCCGTCGGTGATTTTTACTGGAAAATTAGGACAGTTCCCAGCAGTCCAAGTCAAACCATTTGTTGAATAATGCTTACCAGTACTAAAAACATTATTTGCGAAATGAACCGCAAAACTAGAAATTCCAGTATTTTGATCGCCCCATGTTAATCCAGTTGACGAGGTAACCATTGTACCTGGTGAGCCTGTTTTAGTAGCTACAAAAATACCCTTCCCATAAACAACCCCAGTAAATCCACCAGGGCCAACGCCTACCCTTAAAGTCCAAGTAATTCCGTCAGGCGAGGTCATAATTCCACCTCCACCACTATAGGCACTTGCAACCGCAACAAATAAGCCATTGCCATAAGTTATTGCGCTCCAAGTGTCATTGGACGCTGCCGTTCTTACTGTCCAAGTTGATCCGTTGGGCGAGGTATATACTCGTCCGCTTCCCCCTGAGTTTGCAACGGTTACAAATAAGCCATTGCCAAAAGCAATTTTACCGCCTACAAAACCACCTCCTAGACTAAATACATTCCAAGTAATCCCATCGTTTGAGTAACCTACGCCATTTGACCTAGTGGCAACAAAAATTCCGTTACCATAAGCAACATCAATAAAATTATTAGTTTCTGTTACTTGTTGCCAGTTCGTAATGTCATGGTTTGTGCCAAAGTTGTTTGGGTAACTTTGAATCACTTCGCCATTTTGGTAACTATGAACATAAATCATTGTCCCCTCAATATTTCTTGCAATTGCTCGTTGAATTAACCAAACTCCATTTTTTTGCATTAATACCCAACCAAAAGTTCGGCAAATTTCTTGCAAGAATTGGTAAGCGTTTATTTGTAATTCATCAAATGTAAAGGTTTGAACCATTAATTCTTTGCCTGGATCTTGGTCAAAAATAGACTTTGTGTTGTCCATTACAAGGCCCTCATATAAATCATTACAAACCTCAAGATTTAATTCTAAACCTAATTCATTCAAATTAATTAAAATATCATATAAAAGGGGAAATTCTAATGAGGAACCAGTTAAATCAATTTCTTTTAATTGAGCCAGTCCGTCCGTTGCCGTTAAGATAACAGGATAAGGAGGGTCTTGGAACGGCTCGCCAGTAATGTCGTTTAATAGGTAGCCTTTAAAGACAACATTGCCCTCGAATTTATGCACAACTAAAAACTCGCGATCCGAATAACTAAAGAAATTTCTAAAGTCTGTCGTTTCCGTTGAGTAAAAAGCAATCGTAAACGTGCTAGACATTATTGGGTCTGTAATGTCCTCGTTGTCTTCGCGCTCGTATTTGTGCGTCGCTGGTTGCTCGGTTGCAATTAATTCCGTTGACGTGCCAACAAAACCGTCCTGGTAGATTTCGACTAGGTTGGAATAATTGTCGACGTCCTTAAATGGGATCGTATATTTTAGACCGTATGCCATTGTTTAAAATTTTCTAGCTCTTGTTTTATTTGCCCTGTTTAGCGTGCCAACTAAAGAGTCGCCGCTAATTGTAAAGGTAACGTTTCCACCCATCATATTTTGCAATTTGCTCAAAGGTGCGATAACCTCGGGATTTGTTTTGGCGCCTGAGTATTCACCAACAAGCGCAGCAGTTGGACCGCTTACAATACCTCCAGCAGCAAATGGCGTAAGGCCACCAATGCCAAAAGACTTTCCGCCTTTTATTAATGCTCCTAAACCTTTCCCTCCGCCTCCAGCTTGCATTACTAAACCGCCAGTTAAAATATTTAAAGTAAATGCGGCTGCAATTGCTGCGGCAAATCTAATAACCATTTGTTTTAACGCATCAAAAATACCTTGAAACGAAACTTTTCCAGTCTCTCCTAATCCCGATAATACTTGGCCAAACATATCGCCAACAAATAAAGCGGCACCCATGTTTTTAGCGACTAAAGCCGTTTCCGCTCCTAATTGCGCTTGCGCGGCGTTGTATGCTTGTAATCTTGCAACCGCATCCTCGGGAATTATAATACCAGGCATTGTTAATGCGATTTGCTTATTTATTGCTAAAACCTTAGCTCCAGCGTTTGCCATTATTTGTTGCCGCTCAACATCTGCGTTTCTATTTGAATCAGGTGCTGGGCCGCCAAATGGGTCTCTAACAACTAATTTGTAAGTGTCCCGAACGTGTTGTTGGAATTCTACGGATTCAGTCCTAAGCTGCTTAATTCTTTGTTCGTGAGCTTTCTTTTGTGCCTCTGCTTTTTTCTTAATTTCTTCAATTTCATCTTTAGTTAAAACTGAAGCCTTAGCCGCAGTTTCTTTTAATTTAAGACTATAATTATCTAATTCGTCTTGAATTGCCCAAAGTTGTCCAACCGTTATTGTTCCGTTTTGTAAAGAGGTTTTTGATAATCCTTTATAAGATTCTGACACTTGGTTAATCGCCTTATCAATTAAAGCCGTATTGCTTAATTCAGGATAAATGGATTTGTATTTTGTAATTAAAAAGTCTACCTCTTTGGCTATTTCGGTAACGTTTGAGCTAAAATTTAAATCGTTAACCTCCTTTTTTAATTCACCAATGCTTTTTATAGATAATCCAGCATGCATTACAAAAGCCGAAAGCCAATCCACAGTTGCGGCAAAAACTCCGCTGGTTTGATTACCAATAGCCAATTGTAATTGGTCTATATTATCGCCTAAGTTGGAAATTTTACCGCCTACGGTTTCAGAAATTGCAGCCATTGAGCCGCTGACTCCTTCAGCTTGTCCAAGGCTTATTAAATAATCCTTGATTGCCGTATCGGTTTTTTTAACCTCTGTCGTTACGCCTTTAAAAGTAAATTGTACTTTGTCGCCTTCACTTGCCGCACGAATACCAAACTCTTTAAGACGTTCAAATTCGCCAGTCATTGCGTCCAAAGCCGCCTCGGTTAACTGATCAAAAGATTTGCCTGTTGAGCTTGCCACGTCACCCAACGCGGTCATTTCTTCCATTGTTGGTT